CACCATCGAATCACGGTGACCCATCAAGCACACACGGGCGGCGTTTGAGCCGCTGGTCGTGTCAGCGTTAGAGGTGGTGAACACTGGGATGCCGTACAGGTTGCCGATTTCGCCGTTGCGGATTGCATTGCCATCACCCACGAACGCTTGTTCGGTGTAACGAGCCAAGCCCATCAGCGTGTTACGGCTAGAGGGTGGGATCACAAAGAAACGCTGATCCATTGGGGTGTCGTTGTCGTCCAAACGTTGGATGGTTCGGCGAATGGCTGCATCGGTCAATGCGCTTTCGTTGTTGTTTGCAGCAACGTAGGCGGTAGTACCGTCACCACCAGCATAGCCACCAGCATAAGCACTGTTAGCAGCGTTACCGCCGTTAGAGCCACGGCCCACTTGGATCAGGTCGCTGTCCACAGCACGGGACAAAGCATAACCAGCGTCCTGAGTGTAGAACTGGCGCAAAGATGCCAGAGCTTGTGCTTCTGTGATGTCTTCAATGAAACGGCTGTATTCAAAGTGACGGTTGATGTTGACCGTGACTTCCGACTCAGTGTCAGCAATCAAAGTCACAGCGGTGGATGCTGCCTTCAGAGTGGCGTTGCCACGGGTAGGTGCGGGGATGTGAACCACATCGCCTTTTTTGCCCTTGAAATTCATCTTCATGACGAGGTTCGCCATAACAAGACTTTTCTTGTATGCGGCGATGATTTCGTCAGACCAAATCTCAGGGATGAAGGTTGCTGCGGTGGTATTGGTTACCTGGGGGGTAGGATAGGCCATGTTGAATTCTCCAAAAAAAAGTTAGGTCACTTGACCCGACCTTCTGCGTACGCTGTGAGTATTTCATCGTTCAGCGCATCGTATCGGGCTGGATCGGTCATTTTGAGCCGAATCAGGTCTGCCCTGCGATAGACTCGTTTGGAACTCTCGCCACTCCCCCCCACATCAACTTGTGCAGCTTTCATGCTCTTGGCCCGTGTAGCGTCAGACGCTTTCTCGGACTGTTGAGCCTTCACGCCACGCAACTCTTTGTAGGTGGTCAGCAGTTCATTCGCTGAATCGAAATCAAAGTCGCCATCAGCACGTGCATATAGCCCCAAACGAATCGGTGATGCTTTCACCCAGTCTTGGAACCCCGTGTCATTCACGATTTGCGTGAAGTCGGGATGCTCTTGCGATAACTTCTGCTGAATCTGCATCTTTTTGAAGTCTTGTCCAGCAATTCTGGCTGCGACCACATCAGGATGCTTGTCGATTGTTGATTGAACCGCCTTTTGCGGGTTCTCAAAAAAATCTACTTCCGGCTCATCTTGTGTAGCTGGTTGCTTAGACCCAAGGTTCTGCTTGATTAACTCGTCAGCCAATTTACGGACTTCACCGACCTCTTGGGCCTGTTTGCCAATCAGCTTCTCAGCCTCTTGGTGCATCCGCACAACTTCTTCCAAACTTTTTGTCCTGTATTTTTCAGGAAGTTCGTTCTTTTGCTCTTCGACTTCAAGTTCGCCTAGCTCATCGGGTTCTTTGTCAATCAACATACGGTTTCCTGCCTTTTGGGTTGTAGGAGAATCAACGCGACACTATTGTTTATGCGTTGGCTTTGCGCTCTGCGGCTAACTTATCGCGGTGCTTTTGGTCAAATTTCATCCATGAAGATGGGAAATTGCCCGACCACCCCTCTAAGCTAATCGCAGGTGCGCTCATGACACGGTGGGCTGTGCCCCCGCATCCGCACGGCACTTCAGCAGTCTCATAAACTGCCAGAGCCTCCGTGCGATGTCCGCTTTCGCAGACAAATTCATACATTCTTTTCATTCAATTCCTCGTATGCTCGTTCGCTCACACTTTTAAGGGTTGTCAGCCAAGTCATAATCGAAATCTCACCTTTGCGAAATTGTAGACTTTTTTCGTCCGCAATGGTAGATATGTTGTTCATTGCTTGCAACATCAGGTTGGCGTCCTCCATCAGATCATGCCAGCCAGGGTGCGAAAACAGGTCAAACCTGTCCTCGTAGTATTTTTGCAGTTCTTGATTCACTCTTCAACCCTTCATATGTCCGGCGATCCAAGCGACAACAGCACCAACGCTGGATGCGATGGTCATGCCAGCCCAGAAACCACCACGGCCTTTGTTGGCCAAGGCGAGCAGCTCCTCAATCTGGCCTTCCATCTTGTCGAGCTTTTTGTCCATCGCCTCAAAGCGGCGCTCGTAGTCGTTGACGCGCTGCCACATGGCTCCATATTTGACCGGGTCAATTTCTGGCGGTTGCATTGGTTACTCCGTTGTTTGGTCGTCAGGCGGAAAGGGTGGGTTAACGGAAGATGGCGACAAAAACAAAAGTTGCGTCTGCGGAACTAGCGTACCCAGTCCAACCGCGCACAGACGCTGTTGTCATTGTTTGCACTTTAAAACCAAAGTTTCCAGTTGATAAAGGGGTATTACCATCACTTGCTCCCTGCGGAACAGCATAGTTCACATCTGGCATCGCGGTCGTAAAGTTGACTGTGTAGTCGCCAGTGCCGTTGTCCGTGATGCTCGACACGTTCCCACTCGCACGAATCGCCACAGTGCCAGTGCCATTGAAATTGACCCAAGCCTTCGCGGTGTAAACCTCTACACCCGAGGCGTTCTGAATCGTGTTCACCTTGAGTGTTGACATGGTTTACAGCCCTTCAACGATGGTCTTGAGCGCACCCACGTCAGCGGCGGCTTCAATCTGGGTCTGCACGGTGGCGTACTTCTCGCGCACGGCAGCACGCGCAGCTTCGGCAGCAGCGGCTTCTGAGGGGATGGTGGCCTTCACATCCAGAGGTGCGAACTCGGCTGCACGGGCAGCGCGGCGCTTGTCATGGGCGATTGTTTTGGCTTTTTCGATGTTGATCAAGATCATGTTAGTGCTCCTGAATTAAGCAGTGTATTCCCACGCATCGCGGAAGGTGCGATCTGCGGGAATGTCGTCAACGCTGACGACTTGGTAAGGCTTGCCAGCAGGCACGGCCTTGAGAACTTGCTCTTCAGTCACGCCGGGGGCTGGAACGATGATTGAGACACCGCCCTCGTCGTTGGGGTAGATGATCCGCTTGTCTTGCATGTTGATGCTCCTATGAAAAATGGGCTAGTCGAAAATGGTGACGGAGTTGATAGTCAAATCAGCAAGGCTGGTTGAGGTGTATGTAAGAATCTGAACCGAACTTGTAGTTGGCGTTCCAGTTGGATGACTCATGCCGGACGAGTTGACTGGGTTTGTTTGTGTGTGTATCGCGTAATTCGCGTCTGGCAGAGCGGTCGTAAAATTGACCGTGTAATTTCCTGTTCCATTGTCGGTTATCGAGGTCACGTTAAAGCTGGCCCTGATTGCCACCGTGCCCGTGCCGTTAAAGTTCACCCAAGCCTTGGCGCTGCCTTGCACCACGGTTGCGGTTGGTACTGTTCGTGTTCCCGCTACGTTGGAGAGCGTGTCGAATTTGGCGGTACTCAAGATGCCGTCCTTTCAGTCGCAGCCAAGCGACTAAATTTTTTGTAAATGCTTGCGCGGCCTACAGTGTACTCATTGCACAAAGTTGTCACAGACTCGCCAGCTTTGTATCGCAGGTAAGCATTTTCATACTGTTCATTTGTCAGTTTACGATTTCGAAAATCTGCACCCCGCCTGCCTGAATCATAGAAGTGTTTGATGTTTTCGCTGTGCGTAGCCCACTCTAGGTTTTCCACGTTATTGTTGGACTTGCAAAGGTCTTTGTGGTTTACACAGCGTTTTTCGTCCGGGTTGTCCAAAAAAGCCTCGGCGACCAGACGGTGAACAAGGAGGCAGACTCTACCCCCCTGAAATCCAACGCGCACATATCCGTTGCCGGCCTGTTGCATTTTTCTAAGATTGCCGCATGGGCTTTTAACATTGCCAAAGCTGCTGACAAGCCCAAACTCTGGGCGTCCAACAATCGGTTTCCACTGTTCTGTGCTCATGGTGTGTCCTTAGCGGAAGATGGCGACAAAGGTGTTCAGAAAATCAAGCCCAACACCGCTGGAGTTTGATGTAAAAAGACGAGTTGAGGTTGTTGTGTTGTTGTTTACAACAATATCTCGCCCAGTAACGCCTGACCCACCCGCTGTATCATTAACTGCGCCCGATGCTAATGCGGCAAAGTTTGCATCACTCAGCGCCGTCGTGAAGTTGATTGTGTAGTCTCCGGTTCCATTGTCGGTGATGCTCGTGACGTTGTAGCTCGCACGGATGGCGACAGTCCCTGTGCCGTTGAAGTTGACCCACGCTTTGACAGCATTGCCGCCAGCGGTGTCGAAATTGTCTGAGCCTCTAATCGTTGATGGCATGTTGGTTCCTTAAACAATCGTCCACACCGAGCCGCTTGGCACGGTCACCGTCACACCGCTATCAACGGTGATTGGCCCAGCGCTCATCGCGTTCTTGCCTGACGTGATTGTGTAGTTGGCGGTTACGTTTTGACCGTTTTCATAAAAAACATCATCAGAGCCACCACCAGTCGCCCCGCCGCCCACAGAAGACCAAGCCGTTCCGTTATAGCCCTCAAACTTATCTAAATCATCGTTAAAGCGCAACATCCCGCCAACAGGTGAGCCAGGACGTTGGGCTGTCGTGCCCTTGCTGATAGTCACCGAACCCGTTGAGGTGAAGGCTGAATCTGCCGTAGCGGTCAATGTCGTAAAAGTGCCCGTGGAGGCTGTTGAG